CACAGGTAATGGCTACTAAGAACCTATCTAAAGAGGATTCCCAGAAGATGGTCCTTACCCTGCTTGAGCAGGGACAGACCATTAAGATGGCTATGGAGGCGGTCAACCGCTCCGAGTCAGCCTACCGGCAGTGGACCTTTACAGACCCAACCTTTAAGGAAGAAGCCGAGAAAGCCCGCCTTGTAGGCGAGGGTATCAAGGTGGACCTAGCAGACCTGAAGGACATCTCCTTTGAGGACTTCTCAGCCCAGTTCCTAGATACCCAACTCTTTGACCATCACAAGTCATGGGTAGACCTAATTGAAGGGGTAGAGCCTAGATGGATACATCCCTCTATGACCTACGAGCCTGGGGCTAAAAACCGGGTACTTATTAACGTACCTCCTGAGCATGCTAAATCGACCGTACTGACCATCAACTACGTCACCTACCGTCTGGCTATCGACCCTAACGTCAGAATCATTATTGTTTCCAAAACACAGGGTATGGCCCGAAAGTTCCTTTCAGCCATCAAGACCCGCCTTAGCCATCCTAACTGGACTAAGTTACAAGTAGCCTTTGGTCCTCAAGGTGGCTACAAAGCAGACTCTCCAACTTGGTCAGCAGACATGCTCTATCTAGGTGCTGGACGGGATTCTGGTGAGAAAGACCCCTCTGTACAGGCTTTAGGATTTGGGTCTCAGATTTATGGCGCACGCGCCGACCTGATTATCCTAGACGATGTGGTGATGAACGCAAATGCCCATGAATGGGAGAAGCAAATTGAATGGCTTCAAAAAGAAGTTATCACCCGTCTGGGACGGCACGGAAAACTACTTATAGTAGGAACCCGTGTCGCTCCCATCGATTTATACAAAATGATACAAGATGGCAACCAATGGACTGGCGGTAAATCCCCCTTTACCTATATGGCAATGCCAGCGGTTTTAGAGTTTGATGAGAAGCCAGAGAACTGGAAAACACTTTGGCCCTGGACGGACAAGCAAGAGGGCGACATAGATGAGGTTAACGAGCAAGGGCTATATCCCAAATGGGACGGACCCTCGTTATTTACGCGACGCTCTGAAGTTGCTCCTTCCGTATGGGCAATGGTTTACCAACAAGAAGATGTCCAATCGGACTCCATCTTCCCCCCTGCTTGCGTTGCAGGAAGCGTTAACGGTATGCGAAAGCGCGGTCCACTTAAAGAGGACACCCCAGGACATCCTAAAAACGTAGGCTCTCTTTACACAGTAATTGGCTTTGACCCTGCTGTGACGGGACGTTCTGCCTTTGTGGCTGTATCTTACAACCGCTCAGATGGCAAGATATATGTTTTAGATTGCATCAATATGGTTGACCCTACTCCACAAAAAGAGACTGCTCTTATTGAAGAATGGGTAGAACGGTTTAGACCACAAGAGTTTAGGGTTGAAATCAACGCCCACCAGAAGTACTACGCTATGGATACAGACCTTAGAAACTTTTTGGCTTCTTACGGTTGCCAGTTAAACTCCCACTTTACAGGCAAGAACAAATGGGATGTTGGATTTGGTGTAGCATCTATGGCTGCTTTGTTTGGCAGTATGCGTGATACACGCTTTCAAGATAACAATATGATTGAATTACCATCTAATGAGGGTTCTGAAGGACTTAAGTCTTTGGTACAACAACTCATTACATGGAAACCTGACACTAAGAACCCAACTGACTGTGTAATGGCATTGTGGTTTGCAGTGATAAGATGTAGAGAATTAATGCAGCAAAATACAAGAGTAGGTAACTATCAAAACAACCGCTGGGCTACAAGAGCGCAGATGTCCAATCGCATGGGTATCAATCTAGACGAAGCGTTTGCAGACCAATGGCAAGACCAATACAACTAAAGGACAACTGTGGCATTATCAATTGAACAGATTGCAGCACGTGTAGAGTCTTTACGTTATCGCAACAGAGAACGCGATGGTCGTAACCTTGACGTACTTGCTGTTCGTAAAGGAAAGATATCACAGGTTTATCCAGACTTCTTTCCAGATGGTGTAGATGCTAACGTAGTTGCTAACTTTATTGATATCGTTGCCCGTGATTTATCTGAGGTAATGGCACCACTTCCAGCAATCAACTGTTCTGCAGCAGTGCAGACAAGTGACCGTGCTCGTACGTTTGCAGATAAAAGAACTCGTATTGCTTCTAACTACTTTCAGCATTCAGACCTTTCAGTACAGATGTACTCAGGTGCTGACTGGTATATTACCTATGGTTTTGTTCCTTTTATTATTGAATTAGATGAAGAAGCCAAACTTCCCCGTATTCGTATTGAAAATCCAATTGGTTCCTACCCTGAGTTTGACCGCTTTGGACGTTGTATTGCTTTTGCAAAAAGATACTTCTTAACTTTAGGTGAACTCATTTCTGAGTTTCCTGAGCATGATACTCAGTTACTTGGTAAAGATGGATACACCCAAGATTTAAATGCGCAAGTTGAAATGATTCGTTATTATGATGACGAACAATCTTTAATCTTTATTCCTGCTAGAAACAACTTAGTTTTATCACGCGTAGCAAACCCTATTGGTAAGATGATGGTTATTATTGCTCGTAAACCATCTATTGATAATGAACTACGTGGACAGTTTGATGATGTTCTAGGTATTCAGTTACTTCGTAACCGTTTTGCATTGCTTGCAATGGAAGCAGCAGAGAAATCTGTACAGGCTCCTATTGTATTGCCAAATGATGTGCAAGAATTACAACTTGGTGGAGATGCAGTCATTCGTACTGCTAATCCTGCAGGTGTACGTCGTGTAGAATTGACTCTACCACAAGGTGCCTTTACAGAACAGACACTTCTTAATCAAGAATTACGTGTTGGTTCTCGTTACCCTGAATCTCGTACTGGTAATATTAGCGCATCTGTTGTAACTGGTCAAGGTGTGCAAGCACTTATGGGTGCTTTTGACACACAAGTTAAATCAGCACAAGCAATTTTTGCTGCAGCGTTACGTGATGTTATTAAAATCTGTTTTGAAGCAGACGAAGTAATTTTTCCAGAAGAAAAAACAATTCGTGGTGTAGATTCTGGTTCACCTTACGAGGTTATCTACAAACCAACTAAAGACATTAAGGGCGATTACTCAGCAGATGTACGTTATGGCATGCTTGCTGGTCTTAATCCTGCACAAGGTCTTATCTTCATGCTACAGGCTCTTGGCGGTAAGTTAATATCTAAAGATATGGCTATGAGAGAGTTGCCATTTACTGTAAACGTAACTCAAGAACTAGAAAAAATTGAAATTGAAGACATGCGGGCAGCATTACTAGGCTCGCTTACTGCTTATACACAGGCAATACCACAAATGGCTACACAGGGACAAGACGCTTCCGAAGTTGTACGTAAAATTGCTGCGGTTATCAAGGCTCGTCAAAAAGGTCAAGCATTAGAAGACGCTATTGAAGCCACATTTACCCCGCAGCAGCAAGTCCCTCCTGCTGGTGAGCCTACTCAAACGGTTGAGCAAACGTCCCCTGCTCCCTCAGGTCCTCCAGCAGGAGGCTCTCCGTTACCACCTCAAGAAGCACCACCTCAGGACGCTATGAGTTTAATATCTAGTCTTACAGGAACAGGTAAAGCGAACGCAAGCGTTCGTACATCACGAACAAGATAACTAAGTAGGGGACATGACAACATTAGTTGCAATACAAGGTGATGGCTGGTCAGTATTAGGATGTGATTCACGCTCAAGTGATGATAGTGGTAGACCAATTGATATGGCTACTAATAAAATTATAGAAAACAATGGAATTTTAATTGCTGGTGCAGGTTCTGGTAGAGGTTCTAACCTACTGCAGTTTGGTTGGAAAGCCCCTAAGCCAACAGCAGCACAAGATTTAGATGTATTTGTAACTCAGACATTTATACCTGCTATGCGTAAGTTATTTGTTGATGCAGGTTATGATATGAAAGAAGATGGAGAGGCTGCAGAGCATGATTCATCTTTCTTGGTCTCGGTTAAAGGCGTTATCTACCCTATTTTTGAAGATTATTCTTGGGATAGAGATGTTCGCGGCATTTATTATTCTGGTTCTGGAGGCGATGTTGCCCTCGGTGCAATGGAAGCGTTGGGTATATCGAAAGTAACTACCGTAGAATCTACAGAAAAGATTGTACGTAAGGCAATAGAGATTGCTTCTAAATGGGACATATATACAGCAAAACCAATTATAACTAAAATACAATTTATTAAGTAGGAGGAAAAATGTCTGTGCCAGACAATAGGGGCGGTATGCGACCAAATGCCCCACAGAACAATCCTGCAAACGTTTCTGCTAATGGTGGAAATGGTCAATCTGGCACACAAGCACCTAAGTATATTCCTGGAATGGCAGCATTAGGTTCATCTGGTGTTGAAACAATGGCACAACAACAGGGTGCTCCTATGTCTGGTGGTTCATCCCCACAACCACAAGGTTTGCCAGAATTGTCTCCACTTACTGCGGAAAGTCAATTGCCCGACCAGCCTATTACTGATGGTGCTCCAATTGGCGATGGTGCAAATAGTGTTGCTAATCTTCCAATGGGTGTTTCTGAAGACCCAGATGTACAATCTGCACGGGACCATTTACCTATTATTGAATGGTGGGCAACTCAACCTGGCTCAACACAGGCAACAAGAGATTATGCTTCTTATCTAAGAACAACTCTTACCAACCCTACTCCTGGAGCGCCTGCTTAATGTGGGATATACTAGGAAATATACAAAAGTTTTTTAATGGTAATCAAGGTGGTCAAGCACCTTATGATGCTAACAAAAAATTAAACTTTGGTGTTGCACTTGACACTTCAAAAAACATGCCAAAGAACCCAAACTCTTACAATGACTACGTTGAAAAAGCAAGACAAACTGGCATTAATGTTGCTGAACTTGCTCTAACACCAGTAACTAAAACTATTGGGGAACTTGATAAAAAAGCCAATGGCAATATTACAAAAGCCCTAATGGCTGGTACTGGTAACGTACGTTCTAACTACGCATTTATAAATGACCTTGCTCGTAAAGATGCAGGTATGGGTTTAATGGCTACACTTGGCGTTGTTGGTGGTGGTATTGTTGGAGGCGTAGGCGGATTTGCTGTAGGATTACTTGCTGGTGGTGTAGGTGCAGTGCCAGGTGCTATCGCAGGATTTGGCGTTGGTTCGGGCATTGCAGGTAAAGTTGAACGTTCTCTTGCAAAATCTGGAACATTTGATGCTTTAGATAAAACTATAAAGACTTCTGCAAAACTTTCTGAAACTGCAGTAGGTCAAGAAAAATATAACTTTGGTAGAGATGTTGTTCATGCTGCAAGTAATGTTAGCGGTTGGAAAACACTTGGCGATACCAGTAAAGGTATCGGAGCCTTAACTTCTGGTTTAATTAACTTTGGATTTGAAGTTTCAGTAGCACCTGATATTAAAGGCGTAAAACTTGGTGGCGTTGCAGCAAAAGGCGTCAGAAGTGGTGGCATTCAAGCAAAGATTAGCGGACCAGTAGAGTCAGCACTTGCAAAATTAACAAATGAAGAAGGCAGACAAGCAAAACGCATAGAAGCAGATATTGCTTTACATAAAAAAACTGCTGCGGGAGAAGAAACTGCCTACTCTCCACTATACAAATTTAATCAGGAAAACAACGTTGTTACAGTACAACAACATTCAAGTTTTAAAGGAAATGAATTTGGTCAAATTGGTTCTGCCCTACTTGCAGGAAAAGACTTTCAAACTCAAAGTTTAGTTTACCGAGTTGGCAGAGGCGACAAAGATGCTATAGCCGAACTAGAAGCCAAATCACCAAGTACACATGCGGAGATACAACGCTATGAAGGTGCTATTGAGTTTGTAGAAAATGCTGGTTCTCAAAAAGCAGTCCTCAACTTTTACTCTACTGCACAGAATAAAAACCTTCCATTATCAGCAAAAAATGCTGCAAATAAAAAAATAGTTGAAGAAGAATTAAAAGCATTACGTGCAGAAAAAAGTTGGTTAGATAATACTTTAAAACTTACAGATGCTTTGCCTACAGATAAAACTGTATCTAAATTTAAATGGTTTGAAAATCAAAAGGTTGACGCAGCAAAACAACGTGTTGCTTTAGGACTAGAACAAGGCAGCGCTAAACTTCTTGCTAAAGAATTAAATAACAAAGCACTAGATATTACTACACGCGAAACTATGCGCGGTAAAGTAATTCAATCTTTTTATCAAAAAAATAGTATATCTGCAGTAGTTAGATTTGTTCACAGAACATTTGATGACGCACCTCATCAGACTGTAAACTACAATGATGTTTTGCAGAGCAACGGAAGAGTGCGCACCACTGCCAGAATGGCAGTTAGAAAAAAGGCTTACACACCTGAAGAAGCCCTTAAGTTTGCTGATGATTTTGCAAAACTTACTAATGAAGGTGAAAAGAATTTATTAATTGAATCTTTTACCAATCAAATAATTACAAATTTAGCAAATAAATACAAGATACCAGAAAATTTAAAAAATGATATTGTAACCCAACATCTTAAAATGACAAGAGAAAACGTTGCTAAAGCAAAAGAAGCAAGTTCAAAAAATGAAGCATACTTCTTTGATGATGCAACTGGCTCTGGAGAAATTATTCATGACCCACAACTTGTGTCACAATTAGCAAATGGTGGTTATCTTCCAGATATAGAATTAATAGATAAAGCAATGAATAAATGGACAAAAAGAAAAGGCAAAGAAGCCTCTCTTCCAATTAATCTAGCCTATCTTGGAAGTTCTGCTTTAGATGAATTTCAATCTATTTGGCGTACATTTACGCTGGGTCGTATTGGTTTTCCTATAAACATTATTAGAGACTCAACATTACGCGCCTATGGTGATGGCGTTTTGTTTGCAATGACAAAAGAACTAAGCAAAGATGCTTTAGAAATGATGTCTAATGGCAATAACGCTATATCAAAAATTAAAAGAGTAACTGCTGCTAGATTAAATCCTAAGGAAAATCTTAAAAAACTTAGAGCAGAAGTTGAATATTACGAAAAAATTATTGCTAGTTCTCAACAACTATTAAAAGATTCAGGGTATGATTTTGCAAAACCACCTAAAAATATTTCTGCGGAAGTTCAAAAACAACTTTACTATATTCAAAAAGCACAAACTGAATTAGATGCTATTCGTGGTGTCCGTGACGCTGTAGAGTCAAAGGTGCCAGCCAAAGTTGTATCTAGAAAACCTCTTACCGTTAAAGGTATTGAAGGATTCCAAAGATATGATGGTGGTGTCCAAGGACAGATTATGGTTGAAAAAATCCGAGGCAGAGACACTATGCGTGGATTAATTACTTCAAATCGTGAACTTGGTATGGCAAACATCCGCCGTGACCGTGATGGTGGTCACGCTATTGTTGCCCGCGAAAGCGAAGATTTACATATGACTTCATGGATAAATACATTGACCAACCATTTATCTCAAGACATTGTTGCTAGAAAAATTATGGCTGGAAAGATGTCAGAAAAAGACATAGTTAATTGGATTGCAAGTCATGAGTCTGGAACTTATTTAGAAAGATTTGGTTTTGTAAAAGACCTAGGTCGTAATCTTAGAACTAGCGACGCACAATATGTATACAATAGAGTTTTAACTGTTGTTAATAAAATTGCACCAGACCCAACTTTATACCCTTTAATTCTTGAAGGAAAAGTTACTTCTAAGATATTAAAAGAAATGTATCCTGATGTAGCAGCACGACCAACAATTATTACAGATTTAACAAAAGACATACTTGGTCAAAGTATATTTACTCAAGAAATTGCAAAGACATTAAAGAATGGTGTTGCCTGGTTGGCAACTGTGCCAACTAGCAAGTTGTCTTACAATCCATATTTTAGTGTAAAGTACCAACAAAAATTACAAAATATGGTTGCAATGGCAAACATTCAAGGTCGTAGATTGACTGAAAAGGACCAAAGACAATTTGAATCTGTTGCAAGAGCCTATGCTTTAAATGAATTACGTGGAAAGATAAATGCTTTTTCTAGAGATATGAACTATCATTCTGCAGTCAACTATCTTGTTGCGTTCTTTCCAGCAATTGTAGAGCAGTATCGTGCTTATGGCAAGATAATGTTAGACCACCCAGAATTTCCATATAAGATTGCTACAATTAGTCAAATACCAGATTATGTTGGTAATGTGCAACTTGATGCTTTTG